GTATTTTACTACATATTTTCCAGGCCGAAAAGTCGTATTACATAAAACAAGAAGATTTAATCAAGCTATATATGATTTCTCTCAAATAGTTCGTAGAGGAATATTAGATAGCGTAGAGAAAGAATTTGAAACAATTAATAAAGAACAAGGTTATGTAAAACGTTATATGAGTTTTATGGAGATACCCTTTAATGAACTACAAGGTACTTGGTATATTTTAGGTAGAGTTACTAAAGTCGTTAATGAATTAAGAATGGGTGCTAAAGCTGCAGGATTGTATTTTGAAGATAGCAAAGAAACTAAATCCTTTGATCAAAAACAATGGAACGCAATTAAAGCATGGACTGCAATATCAAAAGGAAAATCTATTGATAAGAAGAATGCAGAAAATGTATATAGATTTATACGAGAAATTGATAACTCTAATTATAGAGATGAAAAGTTTTGGATAGATCAACCTGATTTTACTACATATGATTTTAAACAATTAAAAGAATGGTGTGGCTTATCATTAGATGATGAATTCCAAACAAAAGAATGGTGGTGGGTATTAAGAAGAAACTTTAGTTCTAAACAAAAGATTTACTTCATAAGATTATTAAAGCGATATGGGCAAGAACAATTGGACAAGAGACCCCAAATCATTATAGATACTATTCATTCTGTTAAAGGTGGAGAAGCTGATCATGTAATTGTATCAGCTAAAAACGATTACGCCTCTGATTTTAATAGAAAGAATAAACAAGACAAAATAGACGAACTAAAAGTTTATTACACAGGGTTCACTAGAGCAAAGAAGACATTACATTTGCTTTCAAGTGATAACCAATACAACTATCCTGTTGGTAAAGATTATTTAGTCTACTTACAGGAGAAGAAATGAGTAATAAAGCATTTTTTAAACAAGTTGGTGGGGCACATTATAAAAAGTATGCCATACAACCATCTCAGTTCATTAATAAAAACAAAACATTGTTTGCAGAGGGTAATATAATAAAGTATATATGTCGGCACCAAGATAAAGGAAAGAAACAAGATTTGCTTAAAGCAATACAATATATCGAAATGATTATAGAAAGGGACTACAATGACTAGCCTACAACTATCAATGACGTTTAAGAAAAGCATTTGGTCGTGTCCAAGTGAATATAAAGATTTATCTTCATACCCAGAAATTGCAATTGACTTAGAAACAAGAGACGAGGGAATTACTAAAGGACTAGGTGCTGGTTGGGCAACTAATAACGGAGAAGTAATTGGTTTTGCAGTAGCCGTAGATGGATGGCAGGGTTATTATCCATTCAATCATTTTGGTGGTGGTAACATGGTTCCTGAACAAGTTCTTAAATATATTAAGAGTGTTTGTGCATTACCTAATAAAAAAATATTTCATAATGCTCAGTACGATTTAGGTTGGCTACAAGCTATGGGTATGACTGTTAATGGCGTTATTATTGATACCATGATAGCGGCTGCTCTTATAGATGAGAATAGATGGTCTTATTCATTAAATAATATATCTAAAGATTACTTAGGTGAGATTAAAGCTGAAACTGATTTAAATGAAGCGGCTAAAGATCATGGTATTGATTCTAAATCTGAGATGTGGAAATTACCAGCAGAGCATGTTGGTTTCTATGCGGAACAAGATGCACGGCTCACGTACCTATTATGGCAACGATTTAAACATGAAATCGTAACTCAGAATCTAACTACAATATGGGAATTAGAATCTAAAATACTTCCAATATTAATTAAGATGCGCCAAAGAGGTGTTAGAGTTGATGTTGATAAAGCAAGTAGATTAACTGTAGAGTTTGCGGCGCAGGAAAAAGTAATACTACATAAAATTAATAAGCTTGTTGGTAAAGATGTAGATATTTGGGCGGCAAGACAAATAGGAGAAGCTTTTGATAAATTAAAGATTGAATATCCCAGAACTGAAAATACAGGTGCACCATCTTTTACACAAAACTGGTTGCACAATTCTAAACATCAAATCTCACAACTGATTGTACAAGCAAGAGAAATTAATAAATTTCATAATACTTTCCTTGCAAATATTTTAAAGTATGAACATAAAGGAAGAGTTCATGCAGAGATTAATCAATTAAGATCAGATCAAGGGGGAACAGTATCTGGTCGTATTTCTATGTCTAACCCAAATCTACAACAACTTCCTGCACGTAATAAAGAATTTGCTAAAAAGATTAGAGGCTTATTCTTACCAGAAGAAGATCATAAGTGGGGTTCATTTGATTATTCACAACAAGAACCTAGAATGGTTGTTCACTATGCGGCTTCCATTGGCGAGGGTTATGCGGGTTCACAAGAACTAGTTAGAGCTTATGAAAATGCTTCGGCAGACTTTCACCAAACAATTGCAGAATTAGTTGGTATTGAAAGATCTCAAGCTAAAACTATTGGACTTGGATTAATGTATGGTATGGGAAAAAATAAACTGGCCAACTCTTTAGGACTATCCAAAGAAGAAGCAGAAATACTAATATCAAAATATAATCGTAAAGTTCCATTTGTAAAACAATTATCTGATAGATGTATGAAAAAAGCAAACGATGAGGGTGTTATTCGTACTAAGAAAGGTAGAAAATGTAGATTTGATATGTGGGAAACCAGAGACTTTGGTATTCATACTGCTGAAACATTTGAAAACGCTGTTGCTAAATATGGTAAAGACGGAATTAAACGTGCCTTTACATATAAAGCATTAAATAGATTGATACAAGGATCAGCTGCCGATCAAACTAAACAAGCAATCGTATCTTGTTATGAACAAGGCTATCTTCCTATATTGCAAATTCACGATGAATTATGTTTTAATGTAAAAGCTGGAGATGAATTGAAAATAAAAGAAATCATGGAAACGTGTATGGAGTTTAAAGTACCGAGTGTTGTAGATATAAGCATAGGAGATGACTTTGGACAAGCTAGCTAAGACCAAGCACCACGACTCACGGATCATTGTACATCCATTTTATCAACTATTTCCAATGAGATTAGAGTTATTATGGTTTGATGATGTAAAACAAATACATACTGCTCATAATGATTTTAAACAAACTGTTAAATTCTCTATGGGGCAAGAGGGATTGTTATGTCCTATGGTTGTTGATTGGAATAACGATGTTAGAAATGGCGCTAATAGATTTGCAGTATTAAAAAAAGGTAAACTTGCTGATGGTAGTTTATTTTATAAAGCCAAAACACCAGAAGAAGTTAATTTTCTTGGTAGATTAAATGTAGCTGTTTGGGAAAGACATATTGCTAAAAAAACAGTAACGGATTTCCAATTCTTATTTGAAGGAAAAATGAAAAAATACACAGAGAAGTGTCTTCATCTCTTTACAGAGAACGTAATAAAATTAAAACAAACTTAAGAAGCGATATAATTTATATCTTCTTCTTCGTTTTTTAATCTAGAAATTTCGTCACGTATTGCTTGAACTCTTAATTGTTTTTTAAGTTCTTTCAATTCAAGTTCAATTTTTAACATGTCGATAGTTTCTTTTCCTTGATCAAGAAATTGTTGATTCCATTTAGATTCAAGAATCATTTTTCTTGCCAACAAGGCTTCACTATTTAGAAACATTTAGTTCCTCATATGTTATAAACATCTTTGATGGCGAATACGTGATTTCTTTTGTCATCTTGTATTTACCATCATTGAGTTCTTTTACGAAATTATTCCTAGAATCCTCATCGTTGGAAGCCCATACGTCATGACTAATACAATGACCAGCATATCTAACGTGGTATCTATATAACTTCATGTCATATCTTATCATATCTTTGCTATCGTGGGCAATCATTAAAAAATGGCTTGTTTATTGGTCTTTTAGGCATTGACACGCACTTGTGAACAATATACTTATTAAGATTCTAAAGGAAATAATATGGATATTACAAAATGGAAAAGTGTCGCTATGCGAATTAATGATTATAAAATACTAAGAGCATTGTGTGATGAAAAATTTAGAAACCCCGCATCAATGATTTCAAAACTTACACATGACTACGTAAAATTTAGAGCAAATAAAAGTAAAATGACTATTGATGCTTATTTAAAAAAATTATTAAAAAAATGATTGAATTAATAAAAAATTTATATTGGTATGAATATACTTTTATAGTTTTATGTATTCTTATTGTTTTTATATATTATTCAAATGAAAGATAAAAAATTAAATATATTACAACACGCTAGATTATTTAATATCTACAAAGAATTATTAAGTTATATTCGTCATTTATTAAACAAATATGAAGACGAGCAATTAGTTGCTTCTACATTACTTTCACAAGGACTTAGATTATATCGTGGTGTTTTAGATGATAAAAGTTTTAATGAATTATTAGATACAGTAATTAGAGACGCTAAGTTGATAAAGCCAATAGAAAAACATGAAAAATCAATCAACTGATTTACATAAATCATTACAAATTTGTGCTAGAAAACTTTCTATTGAAGATTACGCATTAGTATCGGGTACTCTATTCCAATTACATTGTGGTTATAGCTTTGGTTATAAAAAACATGACCAACAATTCTTGACAGATATTCATTTTATATGGAAAATTAATCATAAAAAAAGTATTCAAAAACAAGCAAAAATACTAAATTTAAGAGTAGTTAAGGGTGGAAAAAATGAAAAATAACCATTACAATATAGTAATGAATGATAGATTTGAGGAATTTACACTGAAAGGAAAGCATTGGTCTGGACAGCAAATCTCAGAATTGATAGAGGATGTACATGACGATTACAATTTTTACCTCAAGACAAGAGAAAGTCCAGAAATAACATTATATTACCGTGACTTACTCTCTTACCTTATTAAAAATTATGGGCATTGAATTTGCCACCATTTCTCTTAGAACAGACGAACTAGTACCTGAACAAAAACTTTGGCGAGGTGTGTTAGTAAACGCTTTAGAAGATACTTTAATTAAACAATCAGATAGAAAATCAAGCATTTATAAAATTAATGCTCATGAATGGATAATGCTTTCAGATCATAACTTTGAAGACGTTTGTTATTGGTCTGGTTTTGAACCAAACAAAGTAAAAGAAAAATATGTAGGTGCTATTGAACGTGGAGATATTTCATTTAATCAAAGACAAGTTGCTTGGGCTAAGTATTACAAACAATATGTTATATATAAAAAATCAAAAGATACTGATTCTAAAAAATATCATAGAAAAAGATTAGAATATTTAAGAAACACTGTAAAAGATGCAACTACAGCTCTTTTCACTTGTATATTTATTACCGCATAGGCTTGATCCCATATTCATGAATGTACATAATGCGTTCGAAAGGAGATCTCATGGCTAAAAAAAAAGAAACAATTCAAGACATCCTAGATAGAATCAATGAAGACATTGAGAATATCAGAGAAAAAGTTGAGATTTTAGAATCTGAAGAAGATTCTGATTTTGATGACGAAGAAGACGAAGAATAAAAAGTAGTGTATAATTGGGGGTAGTTAAAGTTCCTAAATTCTAACTACCCCACCGACACGTTTACGTGTGCATTGTACGTCTACTTAATGGAGCAAAATAGACATACAAAGATCGTTATGGTTTCATACTGCGCCACTCTTGAAACTTCTCGTCCCAAGTCTTTTCATTACGCAGTTTCCAAAAAACTCTAAATCTTTCCGACAAAGTAATTCTATGTTCGTATCTATTCTTATTCATATACCAAAAGAAATTACTTGTCCAACGTTTTATTATAGTACACATAATATAGTTATTGCTAAAAATATTATAAACATTGCATAGTCATGTCCACTCATTTGTTTTCCTTTCTAGTCGATTGATACCAATTACGTTTATACGCTTTAAGTTTATCTATATTGTTTAAATAGTATTCGGCTTGGTATTTCTTTAGTCTATCTCTGTTCTTTTCTACCCATTGTTTATTTATCATTGTTTTACCTTTATTGTTATATGTCTTGATCTGCATCGTCATAAAATTTATCATAACCCTCTTTCCATTCCTCATCCCAATCGTCTGCGTTCTCATACTGTAGGCCAAGTTCTATTGCGGGATTGTCTTGATCTAATAGTGATGTACCTATTTCCCCGTACCACGTGACTGTGATATCTCTAGTGTCATCATCTGATACTTCTTCTGGTGGTATGATCTTAAAGATAACATCCGTATCCTCTTTATAACGCTTTAGTTCTTTTATTAAGTCTTTTATTTTCATTTTCTTCTTTTCCTCTTAGTTGGTTTTTTAATAGGCTTACCAAAGCAATCCCATTTTTTATGATATGCTTTTAATAACTTTTTAATGTCTTTCATATGTTTAGTTATCATTTACAGCACCATATTATAAAAAATATTAAAGCTATTAAAGCTATTAATAATCCTACCCATATAAAAAAATATGTCATATTTTTACCTTAGCTAATGTTAGTCCCTCTATTCCTACACATTTACCATAATGTTTAATGTAAATAAAAGGAAATCT